GCCGACATCGGTCGCGGTGTGCGTGTGCGCGGCAGGGGCAGCGCCGACATCGGTCGCGGTGTGCGTGTGCGCGGCAGGGGCAGCGCCGACATCGGTCGCGGTGTGCGTGTGCGCAGCAACCGGGTGCGTGTGGCTCTCGGCGGCAGCACCGATTGCTACCCGCAATTCCTGCTTTTCGGCCTCGGCCATGCCGACTGCGCCACTCGGGGTCTGTACAAAAATCGTCATGTCGTACTCGATCAATCAGGCAAAAACGATGGGACCGCGATCTGTGGACAGATACCCGCGGGGGAAAAGGATGGCGCCGGCTGGAATGACTTGCGTTGTGCGACTGATGATTTCAGCGGCGACAAGATCGATCACAGCGGCGAGAGAGACTTCGTAAGGTGCGCGGCCGTCACGCTCGACAAACAGTCGATCAGTCGCGCGCAGAGGCAGTGACAGCGGGGCAGAGTCAGAAAGCAATGGCATAGGGGTGATCCGGGTGTTCAGGTCTTGGCTGCCTGGTCTTGGCCTGGGTCAGGCATCGGCAGGCCCTTGAGCAGCGCGAGCATCAGCGGCATCAGCCCGGCGGATTCAAGCCGCTTGAAGTCGGCCGCACGCTCGGCAAACACGATGTCCGGGTCGCTTCCACGCTCGCGGATCTTGGCGCTGATGCTGGACACCCCGCCCGCGATCTCTTGCAAGTCGGCGTTGACCTCCTTGAGCTGATCGACAGCCGGCCAGCGCGGGAACGTGTACTCGACATCCCAGCCCGCCGACGGCGGCAGCGCCCCGGAGAGCTTCGCGAAGCGGACAAAGGCTTCGTCGAGCGGGCGCAGGAGCTGGGGCACCAGCGTGAGCCACTGTGTGCGCTCGATCGACGCCCGAAAGCTGATCCGACGCATGCGGCTGGCCGAGAAATTCACCTCACTCATGTCGCCAGTGGCGCCCTCGTAAGTGCAGCCGATGGCGGCGCAGATGAGCTTGATTTCGTACTTGATCGTGTCCACGTACCCCGGCATGGCGGTCGGGGCCACGCTGGTGAGGTTCAAGCCTGGGGCGACTTGCAGGATGCCGCCCGAGGGGATCTCGCCCAGCGACAGCGCAGAGGTGCTGCGCTGCGCTCCCAGCGCCTCCGGGGCGGCCATCGACTGCACATCCCCCGAGGCAATGATGCCGATCCGGGCTTCGGTGTCTTTCCGGCGGGCCTCGGCTTCGCGGTACAGCTCAAGGTCACGGATCAGCAGGATCGCGGACTTCATGCGCGAGATGCCAGCGCCCTGCCCTGCCCGGATCACGTCGTACAGGTCGATGATGGCGTCGGCTGGCACCAGCGTGCTGGTGGCGCGGGTGGTGAGCGCGCCAGAGAGGCCCGCGTCACCGGGGTGCTGGTCGTAGAGCCACCAGCCGATGCGGCGCCCCAGCGGGTCGTATTCGATCCCGTTGATGACGCTGTGACCGGTCTTGCTGGCAGCCTTGCGGTCGGTATCGATCCAGTCCACTTCGATCGATTGGAGCTGCATAGGGACCGCGAGCCCGTCCTCGACACGCCGCGCGCGGATGCGGATCAGGGCGGTGCCATCGCACTCCATGGATGCCATCGCCAGCGCCTCGACACCGCCCAGATTGAGCTTTCCGGCGGCGTCGCACTGGGCGGACCAGATCTTGTGCAGCTGGGTCAACTGGGCGGCGTGCGGGCCGGACCACTTGCGGACCACCCCGGTCCCGATGGCAGAGTCCACGCGCTCGCTCAGACCAGCGCCGATGTACCCGACGTTGTCACGCAGGTGGCGGGCGTGTTCGCGCAGCGCACGGGCACCGACTGCGATGTCGGCATTGGCAGAGGCACCAGCGCCACGGGGGCGCGGTGCGTTGCGGGGGTTCGCGGCCATGTGCGACCGGGTCAGCAGTGCGCGGGCCTGGGCACGGCGCACGCCAGCCGCGGGGGACACGTAGCCGATGAGCTGGTCGAGGATGTTCATCACAGCCTGCTCCCGACGCGCGCGAATCCCCAGATGCCGCTGGGCGAGTGCGCTGTCGATGCACCACGCGCCTGGGCGGCGAGGTCAGCGCGGATCAGGTCACGCGCCAAGACCAGCTCGGCAGTGGTCTTGTACTCGACGCGGGTGTGACCGTCGTAAATCGACAGCTCGCCCGAGGCAATGGCGCGGTCAATGCGGTCGAGGTCGTCTTGGGTGTAGGCCATGCCCGCGATGGTCGCGGGCTTGGTGTATCAAATCACGGGGGGGGCTGATACACCCTGCGCCGACATGATGCGGTAAACGGTCATGCGCGAGATGCCGAGATCGCGGGCAATCCCGGTTTTTGACGCACCTGCAGGGTAGGCCAGCACCTTGGCCCTGATTTCGGCTGTCTCGTCGCTTTGAGGGCTGCGGACGTGCAGCCCCCGGTGTGCCCGGAACTCGCTGCGCAAGGACCGCTCCGCCCGGGCTAGATCAGCAGCACGGCCAGCCAGCTCGGGCATCTGCTGCAGCAGGTAGTCGAACATGCGATCAACGAGGTCCGGGTCGCGCTGGATGATGCGGTCCAGGGCGGGCGTCGGCGAGATGGCAGCCGCAGGGGCGGCTTTTCCTGGCTTGGTGGTGGCGCTCATGGTCGATGATGGTGGTGTGGTGGTCGATCGGTGGTCTGGTCTGTCATCACCCGCCGAACAGGCGGGGGCGGGCTCGGCGCAGTGGTGGCGCAGACGCCTGCGGTGGCGGTGGTGCCACAGCGGTAGGCAGAGGGGCCGGCGTGGTGGCTGGTGCTTCTGCCAACAGCTCCGCGGTGGTGGGCGGATCGCTGAACAGGTCGCGGGGCGGCTGCACCTGGTGCTCCAGCTCGGTCCAGCGGGCGGCGGTGTAGCTGTCGATGCCGAGGCACAGGGCGGCGTGGTGCGCGTAGCGGCGGCAGTCGCGGACTTCGACACGCGGGCGGCTGCGGATCCACTTTTCTACGATGCTGTGCTTGCTGCGGGTGGGCACGCGGGTCTTGCCCGTGAGCTGGGCGTACCACTCTTGCGGCAGGCCATCGGCGTAGTGGATGTAGCCGGGGCCGGGCTTGTCGAGCCCGAGCTGCCCATGCAGCAGATCCTCGCTCGACTGTGTGCCGACGCCCCAGAGCTTGATGCCGCCGATCCACTTCTGGCCGCGCCAGTTAATGTCCTGGACGGTGGCGGCCATCTTGATCGGGGCTTTGGGTTCGTCCTTGCCCTTGATGGCGCGGATCGGCAGGGTGCCGGCCTGGGCGCGCACAAAAGCGTAGACGGCGTGGGTGGCCCAGCCCGAGTCGATGCTGATGGAGTCGATGCCCAGCGTGCCACCGTGCCACGCCTGGCGGTAGCGGCGCAGGAGGTAGGTGCCGACGGCATCCCACAGGGCGTCATCGGCAGCGGGGTTGCCCTCAATGATGTGGTGGTCGATCACCCATGATTCCATGCCGCGACCCCAGCCCCAGACGCCGATTTCAACGCGGTCTTGCTGCACGTCGATGCCAGAGGTGAGCTTGAGGGCGCCGATGGGCACGATGCCGAAGACGTGCTTTCCGGCCTGGCTGGACAGGGCGTGGTCGTCTCGGCGCTGGCCTCGGACTTCGTAGGGCTCGCCATAGGTTTCGTTGACGAGGGTGATCATCAGCGAGCTGTCGCCGGCCTGTTCGGCGGCGTCGGCTTTCTCGTGGTCCTCGGCGATGCTGGTCCAGTCGCGCTGGGGGGAGTAGGCGGACCAGATTTGTGCAGCGACGTTGCGCGGCGGGCGGGTCTCCTGGCCAGCGGCATCGAGCCAGCGGCGGTCGGCGGTGTAGCGCAGGCCGGTGCGGATGCAGACCCATTCGCCCGCCATCGGCTGGCCGCCGGCGAGGTACTGGGCGCGGGTCATGGGCTGCAGGCAGTGAGGGCAGATGTGGACAGCGGTGGCGGGCTGGCCGGGGGTCCACTGCAGGCCGTGGCGGGTGCGGCTTCCGGTCTTGGGGTCGATGCCGGTGGTGAGCGGGTGCTCGACGCCGCAGTGGGGGCAGTCGATGTGGTAGCGCATGTCCACGTCTGCCTGGTCAGCCGCGAGGGTGACATGGCAGGCGCCACGGGTGCCGGGGGTGGATCCGCCGACGAACTTGGGGAATGGAGCACCTTCGAGGCGGCCGAAGGCGAGGGAGCCGGGGTCGCCTTGGCCTTCAATTGACTGGTCGAAGGCAGACCACTCGTCCAGGATGGCGAGGGCGACGGTGATTCGGCGGTAGGCGCGGGCGGCTTTGCCGCCGAGGAGGTGCAGCACGGCGGCTCGGAACCGCTTGAGCTTGAGCGTGTCATCTGCACCGGTGCCGCGGCGCTGGTCACGCACGATGCGGACGCCAGAGGTGACGGGGTCCAGCTCGGTGCGCACGAACGAATCTCGGTCGTCGTCCGTCGGCTGCCAGAGCGCCGCATTGCGCCGCAAGTGGGCGATGACGTAGCACAGCAGTGCCGTCAGGATCTTGGTGTACCCGACGCGCTTGGACTTGCGGATGATGACGCGCACGATGCGGTCGTCGCTCATCCAGTCCATCAGCGCAGCCTGGAACGGCCAGCAGGACCAGCCGCCCGCCTGCTGCGAGCTGTCACGGTCGAGTATGAAATGCTGCTCAGCCCAGACGCTCAGCGGCATGCGTGGGTCAGCCCGGAACGGGGCCATGCCGCGCTGGAGTGCCAGGCGCAGCGCGGCGAGGGTCTCGGGCTGGATGCTCGTGGTCATGCGTCGGTTTCGTCGGCGGCGCTGACCAGGTCAAGCGATGCTGTCATGCGGACCCATTCGTTCCGGGCACCGTTGAGCGTGTGCAGCACGGCCTGGCGGGCAGCGTCCGGCAGATCGGGGGCGGCCTGGGCGATCAGTCCATCGAGCTGCTCGAAGCGAGCGACCACGGCGACGCTGGCTAAAGAGAGGACATCCTCCAGTGCAGCGATGGGGGCATACTCGCCGCGCTTGATGGCGTTGGACAGGGCGACGGCGTCGGCTTCTTCTGTCGTCTTGCGGATGCGGGCGGCGGTCAGCTCGCCGGTCATGTCGCGGCCTGAGGCGATGTCGCGCAGGCGGGCGCAGTACGCGAGGAGCCAATCGCCGGCGGTGCCAGCGTCGGGCAGGATGCCATCGGAGAGCATGGCGCTTACGGCGGGCTGGCTGATGCCGACAGTGAGGCCGAAGGCGGTCTGGCTGATGAGCTTGTCAGTGTCTATCAGCATGGCATAACCCCCACGGGGAACTTGGTGAACGCTGAATCACCGGGGGCCGAATTACCCGCGCTTGCCATGCCGGGAAGGACCCGTGATCCCCCAACCACCATGCACACCATTGGTGCGTTTTGGTCTCGGCCATCACCACAGTGCCCCCTGCGTCCCAGCCCGCATCGACCGCTCGACCTGCTCCATCACCGCCCTCGTGATGTGCCCGTCCACTACGCGGTCGATCGTCCGCTGTGCCACACCATCAAAGTCGAACCGCGCCCGGTACGTAGCCGAGCGCACGAAGATGAACACCGGCGTGACCGTGCGCCCCATCAGCTCGCGCTGATACACCCCTCCCCGCGCCTTGCCGCCCGGCGGGATCACGAAGAACCGCCCCCCCGCCTTGCGCTGCGCATTGATCTGCTTCCGCGCATCCCGGCTCATCGAGCGATCGAACCCGCTCACAAGCTGCACCCGCAGTTGCGACAGCACTTGCATCACCTGCCCTCGGTCCGCATTGCCATAAGCATCGATCCGACACCCTGCACCAGGCACGACCAGCCACCCCGCAGGCAGGTGCCCAGCAGCCCGCAGCGACGCCTCAAGGCGCTTGTGCTTGCGGCTACCGCCATCCACCTGCGGCCCGAGGTAGTTCGTTGCAGCAATCCCGCTCCCGGTTGTCGTGTCCTTGAACCAGACCTCGGCGTACTGTCGCTGTGCTGTGGCACCACGCACGTACAGCGAGCGCAGGGTATACGGGGTCGGCCTGTCGATCGCACGTTGCAGCTCGACCAGCTCAGCATCCCGCACGTCCACTGCTGTGCGCGTCATGGCTGTAGCCAGCGCCGAGGCCATGCGCCGCTCGCTCAGCCCCGACAGCGCCCCCAGCCCTTCCAGGCCCTTGAGTTCGACCTTCATGCAGCCCACCCGTCCGGCTTGCGTGCCATGTCCATGGTGGCGGTGCCAGGGGCCTTGCCGGCCAGCTCGTGGTGCATCACCACGATCTGCGCATCGACCGGCACGCCGATGGCCACAGCGCCCTCAGCGGCCCAGAAGAAGCCCGGCTTGCCCTGCCCCACCGACTCACGCCAGCAGTGCGCCACCCACTCGGCGCCATCCTGCTGGCGGCGCTCCTGGATCAGCCCGGCCACCTTCGGCATGAAATCCGGCAGCCAGGACCAGCTCAGCTTCTTTTTTGCGTTTCCGTTCTCCATCTTTTTTCTCTCTCTCTTTTCTGAATGGGTGGGTGAGGTGTGAATTACGCGAGTTACGCGGGCTCTTACGCGCTAAGTGGTTGTCGTTACTTGTGTTTCGCTGTTACGCGGTGATTTCGTGACGGACTGAAATGCATAACTGCTGATGACCATGTGCCCACATGCGCACGCGCCCACACATGCACACGCACACACACGAGGAAGTCCCGCGTAACGGCGAAACACAAGTAACGACAACTACTTAGCGCGTAACGGCCGCGTAACAGCCGCGTAATTCCGGCGTAACAGGTCATTCCGCGCCCTCCACATCCGAGCCAGGACGACGGCAGAAGCGGTCCACATCGGCATCGAACGCATCGACGCTCGCCGCGGCCCACTCGCCTTCGGTGACGCCCTCAGCAGGACCAGAGCCTGTCGGCAGCCAGCACCGCACGCTCTTGCGGTTGCCCACTGCATCCTTGAGGGCCACGACCTTGTAGACCAGCACAGGCTGCTCACGACGCCCCGAGGCATCCCGCCCCACACGCTCGTTGATCCACCGCTCTACCTGCCCGGTGAACAGCGGCTGTGCCGGTGGCCACTTCTCGCCCGTCTGGTCTGCCCAACGCCGAAACGCCCGGTACAGCTGCCCTGCCGAGCAGACCCTCACAGGGAGGGGCAGGAACCCGTTCAGCCACTCATGCGCGAACCGCTCCGACGACTTCCAGTTCAGCTCGATCAGCTTCTCTTTGGCCCGCGTCATCAGCGGCTTGGTGTGTGCGTTGAACTCGCCGAGCGCGTAGGTCTGCAGGTAGTGCAACCACTTCTCACGGCCACCGGCTGCCAGGAAGTCGCGCACCGCGATGTACAGCGCCTCATCCGCTTCGAGCGGCGTGTAGACCACCATGTACCGGCGGTCCCGCTCTTCCAGAGCCAGCGGCATCGACTCGTTCGACAAGAACACCACGTTCGCGTGGTTCGACTCCCACCGCGTTTCCATCTGCATCCCGCGGATCGGGAACTTCTTTTCCTGCGTGACCACCGACTTCAGCGTGTTCTTCTTGTGGTACATCTCCTGCCGCGACACGACCTCATCGGCCACGATCGCCAGCTTGCGACTGATCCACCCGTTGAACTTGTCCTCGATCTCGGTCTGACCGACCGTGATCCCGTGGTCCCCGTAGAGATCGCGCCACACGTCGAAGAACAAGTTCTTTCCCGTGCCCTGCGCACCGTGGAACACCAGCGCGGTCTGCATCTTGGTGCCGAGCTGCTGCAGCGGCAGGGCCATCCAGCACAGCACCCAGTGCATCACCGCGTCCACATCGTCCGCCGACTCGCCAGACCCCGAGCACAGATGCCGAATCAGCTCCAACATCGGCGCCACGGCATCCGCCTTGCACGGCACAGGACGCAGGGCCAACCCGCCGAACATGTTGATCTGGTGCGCTGGCACCTCCTGCCCCGGTTCGAACACCAGATCAGCCAGGTCCACCATCCGACGTGACGGCCGCGCCAGCCAGAACTTGATCGGGTCCGACCCGTGCGCCAGCCGCATGTGCGCGATCTTGATCAGCACCCGCTTGGTGTGGTCCCAGCACTGGTCCGTCCCGTAGATCAGCGAGTACCGCTCAGCCAGGCCATCGATCAGTGCCCAGAAATCGTCGGACTTCTTCTCGGGCGACTTCTTCGTTTTGGCCTTGCCCTTGGCGGCAAAGTCCACCTCGACGACCGTACCCCCTCCCCCCTGTGCGGGCGCGGCGGCTTCGGCGTCGTCGCCTGCAGGCACATCGTCCATCCACGGCGGCGGCTCGTCGCTGGCGTCCTGGTGCTGCTGCTCCCCGCTCACATCGAGCAGATGCGCCACCGCATCCCCGATCACCTGAGCAACTGAATCGTGACCATGCTCGACCATCAGGTCGTTGAAGTCCGTGCCCCCATCCAGCAGGCCCACCGGCAGCACCATGCCGCACGGCGCCGCGTCCGAGTCGGCCGCACGCACGCAGGACAGCGCGGCAGCCTTGCCCGCGTTCTTTCCCGTGCGCCCCTCGGTCTCGCGGTCGTCATCGGCGCAGACCAGCAGCGGCAGCAGCGGCCACCGCGCCCGGGCCAGCTTGATGACGTTGACCATGTTGCCCGCATCCATGCACACCAGCACCGACCGGCCCGTGGCCTCGTGGATGCTGGCGGCGGTGGCGTAGCCTTCGGCGGCCAGCAGCACCTCCAGCCCCTCGACCTCATCCAGCTCAGCGCCGACGAGATGGAACAGCCCCGACTTGCGCGCGCCCGGCAGGATCCGCTTTTCCGGCTTGTCGCCCTCAGGCTTGCGCGGGGCGATGCGCTGCAGGTTCTGCAACGTGCCCTCGATGTCGATCATCGGCACCAGCAGCGTGCCATCGTCCAGCATCCGCACACCGTGCGGGGACACGCCCTTGCGCAGCAGGTAGCCGGCGCCCTCGAATGTGGCCGGCACGGCATCCGACCACATGGCCCGCGCATCGCGTGCCGCCTGGTCAGCGCGGGCGCGGTACTCGGCTTCCGCCGCTGCGGCCTTGGCCTCGCGCTTCGCCCGTTCGGCGGCCAGCAGCGCGGCGTCTGGCTGCGGTGCTGCTTCATCCCGGGCCGGGAAACGGAAACCGCTGTCCTTCGCACGCCCGAACAGCGTGCCGATCTTGACGCGGGTGAACCGCTTGGCGCTCTTCCAGGTGTCGCGGTCTTCCCGCAGGCTGGGTGCCGAGCGCGAGCCCGCCCAGTCCATCCACGCATCCTTGCCACCCTCGCCCAGCTCGGAGTAGATCGAGCCGGCCAGCTTGGCGCGCTCGTCGTGTCCGCAGTCGGGGCTGATGAAGCTCAGTGCATCGCGCACCAGGTCAACGGTGACGAGTGGTAGGTCTCTCGGGGTGCGCGCCCCCGCGTTGTCGTTGCCCATGCTGTTTCTCGTCCGGTTCGTTTTTTGGGTAACCCGGCATCACTGCCGAGCCAGCAGGTGCAGCTCTACGGCGTCACTCTGCTGTGTCGCCTGCGCGCGGCAGGGCTTGGTCATGCGGGTCAGCCTCGGGTCCAAAAAAGAGCGGGCCGAGCGATCACGCCCAGCCCGCTCGAAGGGGTGCCGCAGGGGCTACCACCGGAGGAGAACTGCCAAAAATGGAAAGGGGTGGGCGCCCGTCCCGGGGTCGCAGAATGGATGTCCACACAACCAACCACGCCATCGAAAGGGCAACCCATGGGAATACTGGACTCAGAGCAGGTGGACATCACCTGCCCCATATGCAGCCGCAAGATCTCGAAGACCATCCGAGATCTCAAAGCCGAACAGAAGCTCGCCTGCCGCTGTGGATACGTCATTGAGATGGACAAGGCGCCATTCGCCGGACAAGTCAGGGATGCCGAGAAGGCGCTCGCGGACATTGGGAAAGCGCTCGGCAAGCTCGACAAGTAACGCGACCTGACGCTTGACACGCTCTACAGAGCCATCCTTCAGCGTCAGGCGCAGCGTCATATGGGTTGGGCTCAGTCCCGCTGCGCTTTCGCCCGAAACCACATCCGCCGACGGAGATGCGGGCTGAACCCCATTGATCTCATTGGATCCGTTCATGCCGCCACTCCTTCAGTTTTCCTGACAGGCGCCGAATAGCTGGAAACGCTATCGATGTGCTTCATCAACAGATCGACGGTCCTCATCGTCGGTGAGGTTTCACCAAGTCGAATCCTGTAGATCGTCTTGACCGACACGCCAGATGCCGCCGCAAGACGGGGCGCACTGACACTTTTCAGGCGGTCGATGAGGTTGGCTGCTTCCATGCGCGATTATTGGACAAGTTTGTCCAACTTGGCAAGCGAACATTAGACATTCATGACAAACGATGGTGCCAACATCACATCTATGGACGGAAAACACCCTCGTGAGACACTGGCGGCCAACATAAACGCGCTGATCAACAGTGATACGCCACCGGGTGACCGCCGATCTGTTCGCGCCTGGTCGATGCGGAAAGGGCTCGACGTGAAACTGATCGACAGGATGACGAAGGGAGAACACAGCGTCACGATCGACAAGCTCCAAGAAGTCGCCACCGCTCTCGGGGTCAAGGCATGGCAGCTACTGTTGGATGACTTTGACCCAGCACACCCAGCCCCCGCACTCATTACAGAGCAAGAGCGCGCCATGCTGGATCGACTCAAGACAATGTTCAGCAGGCCCACCGAGTAGCACGCACACCGGCTATATTCCTGCCCCTCAATACGAATCGGGGCGGAAATGAAGCTGAAGTACGCACTGTCAGGAATAGTCGCACTGGTCGCAGCCACTGCGGTCGGCTACCCGCATCTGCTGCGGGCGCTGGAGGAAAAGCAGCGCGCAGCGGCCACTGCTGAAGCAGTAGCCCGTATCGAAGCGGCCCTCAAGTCGCAAGACGAAGCGGAAAAGAAGGCCAAAGCCGCCCGACATCCAGGCGCAGCACTGGCAGCACTGAGGATGGAGCGCAACAAGATTGACAACGTTGACTGGTACACCTCAGAAACCCAGTACAACATCGGCGATCGGCTGGCCATCTACATCGGTGACTCCGGCACAGCCCCATGGCTCCGCCTCACCGTCAAGCGCGCAGGCCGACCCGACATGCTGGGGCTACAAAGCATCACGATTGCAGACGGCAAAGCGAAAACGAATGTCCCGGGAACGATCAATGTCACCATTGAAGCTGACAAGATGATGGAGTCTCTCGATGTTCCCATCTCTGGTTCAGCCACCGCCGCCATCACCCTGATTGCCGACTCAGGGGATGGCGCGATCCGCTTGCACGGATTAAACGGCACCGAAGACAGAGACCTGACTCCCCGCGAGATCAAGGCGATCAAGAGCGTGATCGCAGCCTACCGGGAGCTTGGCGGCCACTGACCGACAAACCACAGTCACCCCAGCCCGCCGCGAGCGGGCTTTTTTACGCCCCTACTCCTCCAGACGCCTGAGCATCACAGCCAGCCAGCTAGCCAATTCCTCGTCTTCCGCCTCCCCAAGGCCATCCACCTTAGCTACCTCGCCCCTGAGCGCCTGCGCGGCATTCAGCCGCTCGCGCTCGTCTACACAGCCCACCAGGCGCCAGATCAACAGCGCCTGCAGGCGCTCAATGTGTGTCGTGCTCATGTGCATATTCCACACTTTTACCAATTCTCAGGACATCCCCCTGAAGGGGGTGCCAGTGGTATTTCGTAACAAGTGGAATTTTTTAAGCGAGATGGACAAATATGTCTTGCGTTAAATTGGACAAAAATGTCCAATAAACGCATGCACTGAGCACCGCACCAAGGCTGGACGGGCGACAGTGCCGGGGACCACCATGGCATCGACCACGCAGCGCACCACCACCGCGCTCGACCACACCAAGCTGACGCCGCTGCAGATCCAGGCGTACCTGCAGACCGGCATCTGCATGACGCAGCAGCAGGCACACCAGCACCTGCTGCAACAGCTCACGCTGCAGCAACTGCGTGACCTGCACGCCTCCACGGCGAAAGCTGCAGCATCCACCGCCATCCGCAAGGCCCAGGCCACTGCAGGCACCGCCAGCGCCTTCGCAGGCGTCTGCGGCGGCTACGCCGACACCGGCGCCGACATGCTGGACAGCAACTTCGCGGCCCTGCGCAGCCTGCCTCCCGCCGAGGTTGACCAGATCGCCAGCGAGGCCCGCATGCAGGCCGATGCCGAGCTGGCCGCGTACACCTCGGCGGTGCTGCGCTCCCCGTGGACCAAGGCGGCGCTCTGCGCCCTGGCCATCGCCGCCCTCTTCGCGCTCACCGGCTGCGGCGGCAGCGACCAGCCCGCCGACCTCGAACCCGCGATCTACACCACCAAGAACAGCAAGGTGACGACATGAGCGCCCTCGCCCGCAAGCTCGACAACGTCAGCACCGCCGCCGACACCCGCGCCTCCCGAGGCCGCAGCGCCGAGATCATCCTGCTGGACTCCCACCGCTCCGCCGACATCGCCATGGGCTGCGAGTGCGCCATCCCTGACCAGGCGCTCGACCACATCGGCGCCGACATGACCCCCGCCGCAGCCGCCAAGGCCCGCGCCGAGCGCCACCGCCGCCAGCGCGTGGCCATGCGCCGCCAGATGTTCACCCACACGCTCCAGGAGCACCACCCGATGGGATTCTGGGAGCGCCTCGGGCACGAAGTGGCTGTCCGAGTCGGTGCCATGACCATCGTGGGCGTCCTGGTCGCGCACTGGCAGGGGTGGATCTGATGAGCAAACACAGCATGTACCCACCCGCCGCGATCAAAGCCGGCACCCTCTACCAAGCCAACCCAGGCAGTTACGGCGCGTTTTCCACGCGCTGCGGCCTCTGCAATCTCAACATCAGCTCCAAGGCCACCGGCACCCGCCACGGCATCCGCGCGTGCATCGACCGCGTGGCCTGCGACACCCGACGCAAGGAGGGCGCCGCGTGACCCGCCGCACCCGCCCCGCCGCGCTGGCCGCCGCTGTGTCGATCAGCGCGATCGGCCTCGCTGCATCCGCAGCAGCAGCCGCAGACCGAGGCGCCACCACCACCGACACCGCGCTGGTGATGGCGTTCGCGATGGCCGCCACCGCCGGCGCCCACGTCCTCCCGGCGATCAGCCGCAGCCTCGTCGGGCGTGCCCTCTGGGTGTCCTGCCTGGTCGTCGTCGTCTACGGCCACGCAGCGTTCCTCGCCAGCTCCGCACACCGCGCTGGCGACCAGCGCGCCGCCACTGTCCGCAGCAGCGAGCGCAGCCAGGCACTGCAGGGACAGCTCGATGCTTTGGGGGCTCGCCCGCTGTCCACCGTGGCCGATGCGCTCGCCAACGCCACCACCCGCAGTGCCCGCGCCACAGCCGCCCTCACCCGCTGCGAGGCCACCACCCCAGGCCGATGCAGCAGCGCCCGCGCCGCCGCCAGCAGCGCTGATGCCAGCGTGCAGGCGCTGTCCGCCGAGCTGGCCGCCGCCCGCCGCGCCACTGACATCCGCGAGCGTCTCACCACCGACGCAGAGCAGCACGACACCCGCCGCGCCGAAGCCGCGCTCGACCCCGGCGCCGCCGCGCTGGCCACGCTCACCGGCCTGCCCGCCGAGCGCATCCAGCCGGCCATGCAGATGCTCACCGCGCTGCTGGTCGAGCTGTTCGCCGCCCTGCTCTGGACCATCGCCCTACCCCGCAGCCGCCATGCCGACACCACCACCGTCACCGGCTGGACCACCAGCCCCACGCATCACCCGCTGGCAGCCACCGCCCAGGCCCAGCACCGCACCATGCCCGGCGCGTCAGATCCGCATCACCGGCACCCTGACCACGGACGCCGAGTACCGCCGCACGACGCACGGCCACGCGCTGCTGACGGTCCACATCAGCCAGGGCGCGGACGCGATGACCTGGCGCGCCAGCCAGCGCATCGACCCGACCCCCGCCGCCCTCATCGCAGCCAGCGCCAAGGCCCACCGGATGCGAGCCGGCCAGCAGGTGACGGTCTGGGCGCAGTTCGTCCCGCAGCAGTGGACAGCAGCTGACCGACACCTGCATCTCAACGGCGTCACCGACATCACCGAGCACCAGCCCCACCAAAGCCACACCAAAACCACCCCATGACCACCACCACGCCCTACACCCCCAGTGCCGGCCTTGCCCGCAACGTCATCGAGTTCTTCGTTTCCAACCGCGACGAGGTGCTCGACACCAATGACCTGGTCAGCAAGTTCGGCGCAGCCAAGGCCAACATCCCGGCACTGCTCAAGCGTGCCCGCGAATGTGGCGCCCTCATCTACAACGGCGGTCTGTACATGCTCGGCAACTTCAGTACTGCCCAGCAGTGCCTGCAACCGCCTGACACTGACGTACCAGCCGCAGCACCCACCCAGACGCCAGTGCCAGCCACTGCGGCCGAACCCATCGCCCGCGGCATCGACAGCGCCACCCCAGCGCAGTGGGATGCGGCCGCTGCTGCCACCAGGACAACAGCGCAGCCACCCGCCAAGCAACAGCAACCCAAGCCACCCCAGCGCGGCCTGATCGATTCCAGCATCAGCATCACCGTCCCGGGCATCGGCACGCTGCGCATCACCCTGGAGCCGCTGGCCAGCCGCATCCCGGTGTCTGGTCACAAGTGGGATCCGCTCCTGGACCACATCGCAGCGCATCCGATCAGCGTGGTCGAAAACGAGCTGGTCACTGTCCGCCTGCCGAAGGAGATGGCCGGCGCGGCCAAAGCTGGCATCAAGTCGTGGCACAAGCGCCATGCCGCCCAGCAGCCCCCGTGCCGCTTCCGCGTCAGCGTCGCTGGTGACGAGGTTCTGATCCAGCGCATCGCCTGAGGCCCACCATGTCCAACACCCACGACGTGTTCATCATCGATCTGCACCGCCTGGCCGACAGCCCCAGCCAGCCGCGCACCGAGTACCACGGCCTCGACGAGCTGGCCGACAGCATCCGACAGCAAGGCGTGCTGCAGCCGATCATCTGCCGCCCGGTCACGCACCGGCAGATCGGCTCGAATCCGGACGAGGATCTGGAGATCATCGCCGGCCACCGCCGCGTCCGCGCCGCCCGCCTAGCCGAGCTGGACGAGATCCCAGCGATCATCCGCCCCATGTCGGACCTGCAGGTGCTGCAAGTCCAGATCATGGAGAACTTGCAGCGTGAGGACGTGAGCCCGCTCGACGAAGGCCGCGCCTACGCCACCTTGCGTGACCAGCACGAGCAGACCCCCAAGCAGATCGCCGACACCCTCGGCACCAGCGTGCGCCACGTGCTCGCCCGCATCCAACTGCTGCAGCTCACTGGCACCGCCCGCGCTGCGCTGGCCAGTGGCCTGATCGGCAGTGACATCGCGCTGCTGATCTGCGCGATCCCGTCGACGGTGCATGACCAGGCGCTCGAACTGGTCATGCGCACGCTGGAGACCGGCGAGCGCCAGGCACTGCCAGTGCGCGCAGCCCGTGCCAACCTGCGCGGCGCGAAGCTGCTGCACTCGATTCGAGAGGCCCCGTTCAACATTGATTTGCCCGCGCTGATCGACAGCGCGGGGGCATGCCTGCATTGCCCAAGGCTGTCGAACAGGATGGGCGATCAGGTGCTGGAGCAGCTTGGCGCAGACGTCTGCACCGATCGCACTTGCTACAGCGCCAAGCTCGCAGCTCACACCCAGCGCGAGCTGGGCAACCTCGCCGACAACGGCTGGACGATCCTCGAAGCCATGCCGGTGCTCTTCGCCTGGAAAAAGATCGAAGGCGAGTGCATCGACCACATCGCCAAGGCGGTGGCCATCGACCCCACCCAGCGCGCCCACTGCATCGCGTGGCCTGATGCTGTAACCGGGTTACACGCCCAAGGCGTGACGGCCAAGGGCTACACGGCCATGCTGCGCCTGATCTACCCAGCCACCCCCACCCCTGCGGCCGTACCCGCCAACGACGGGGGGGAGGGGGACGACGAAACGACGGTAGCGACGCCGAGAGACACGTCCGACCAAGAGCCGAAAACGCTGACGCACGAGGGGGCGGAAGGGGCGCGGGAGACGATGCGCAACGAGATCATGCGAGCGGTGCTGTTCGGTCGTGGCTGGCCACCGTCCCGTGCTGACCTGATCCTGGTCTGCGCTGCGCTGGCGATCAACGTGGGTGACGAGGCCCGGGCGCTGACAGGCTTGCCCTCCCACCGAGGCACCACGGGAGCGATCCTCGACGAAATCACACGCTGGACAGACAGCCGGATTGCGCTGACCTGCACCGCGCTGGCGATTACGACCATGGCCGACGAACTGCCAAACGACCGCTGCGTGACCCTGCTGACGCAACTGCACACGCGCTACCTCGGAGGGGAGGGGGACCAGACCGACGATGCGGGCGCAAGCGCCCGCCCAACCACCACCGCCGAAGCGCGATACGAAGCCGGCTTGCTCACCAAGCCAGCCAACACCGCGCGGCCAGCGCACAAACAGGCGTCTGTCCGTTACCAGTGCCCAGCCACAGGCCATTCATGCCGGTGCAGCACTCGACGACTTCCTGGTGCAGAAATGATCATCAGCAGAGATCGGGTGCAGGAAGAGGCCTTCATTCAATGGCTTGTCCACGATGGGAATACCGAACAAGCCCTCAACAAAACTGCCGAGGTGCTCTGCATCCCAATCGAGGCAGTGCATACCGCAATGCAACCCGTAGACCTCGAACGGTCTGCAACTTAACCCCCAGCAAGGACCACGCAATGCCTACGTTTTTGACCAAACTGCCACTGATCGGCCAACCCTTCGAGGGCGGCTACTACGGCGGCCTGATCTGCATCTATGTCGAAACGTTTGCCGTCATCTGGGCGCCGAAAGAACACGGCAGCCTGCTCGGCGCATGGAACGACCAAGCCACCCACACCGATGCGACCAGCTGCTGCGACAGCATGGCCAACACCATCGCCATGGCAGCAGCCGGCAGCGCGCTGGCCGAGCAAGCCTTAAGCCTCGAAATCAACGGGCACCACGACTGGTGCATCCCCGCCCGCGACGTGCTGGAACTGGGCTATCGGCACCTAAAGCCGACTACCCACACGACCGCCTGCACGTTCCGCGATGGCGACAACCCGAGCAGCTTGCCGGCCGGCTACCCGTACACCGATTCGCTCCAGCAGACGACTGTCGAGCACTTCCGCGCCGACGGCTCTCAGGCGTTTGACCCCGCATGGCACTGGTCATCGTCGCAGTACTCGGCCGACTACGCCTGGTACCAGGGCTTCGGCAACGGCTTCCAGGACAGCAGCGGCAAGAAGTGCCAGGCCCGAGCCCGAGCCGTCCGCATGGTTCAGGTCAGTTCTTGAATCCTTCAATTCTTCACACCGAAAGCGAGCCCCACATGGCAACTGAAACGACCCCCACCATCCCGGTGATCGGCAAACACTGGCCCGAGCACGGCGGCATCTACGCCGGACTCGCGCGCGGAGAAGATGGCCAGCCCGACGGGCACCTTGTGCTCTTGCCGGATGAGCCGCCCAGCCGGCTCGATTGGGCGGCTGCCCAGCAATGGGCTCAATACATCGAAGCGCGACTGCCGACCCGCTCCGAGAGCGCCCTGCTCTACGCCAACGTGCGCGACAAGATCGATGCATCGGCGTGGTACTGGACGGGTACGCAGTACTCGGCCGACTACGCCTGGGCCCAGAGCTTCGACAACGGCAACCAGTACTTCAACGACGAGAAGTGCCAGGCCCGAGCCCGAGCCGTCCGCAGATTCACCGCTTGATCCTTGAATCCTTTTGAGCCATGGCCATTCACACTGACTTGCCGATCTACAAGACTGGCGTCCAGCTCCTGACGCTGGCCGTCAAGGTGCAAGAGCAGATGCCGCGAGGCGTCAAACGCTCGCTGGGCGACAAGATTAGCCAGCACTGCATCGAGATGCTGGACCTGATGGCACTCGCCAACGCCACCCAGCACGGCGAGCGCATGCGCAACATCCAGGCACTGATGAAGCACCTGCGTGCCGCCACCGTGTTGCTGCGTGTGAGCCACGACAGCCGGTACGTCTCGCACCGCTTGTGGGCGCAATCAGTCGCGCTGCTCGACAGCATCGGCAAGCAGGGTGGTGGCTGGCTCAAGTCCGCAGCGAACAAGGCGCCTGCAGCATGACGGTCACGGCCTTCATGCCCGAGCGCATCCTGAATCTGGTCGCGCCGCTGCCCCACAAGGGCACCGCCATGCACACCACGGAGACCGCTGCGCCCGCGCAGGACCGGCCCGGTGCAGTTTCCGCGCTGATCGGCAACAGCCTTCGGCCCGGCGACGTAGATAGCGCGACACAACGCAGTACTCGGCCGACTACGCCTGGAACCAGAACTTCAACAACGGCAACCAGAACAACAACGACAAGAAGTTCCAGGCCCGAGCCCGAGCCGTCCGCAGATCCGGACTTGTTCGAGCGCCTGGTGATCGCCTACCTCGATTGCCGGCGCACCAAGCGCAACAGCGCGAGCGCCCAGGCGTTCGAGGCCCACCTCGAACACAACCTGTGCGCACTGCATGACGAGCTGATCAGCGGTCACTACCAACCCGGCCGCTCGATCTGCTTCGTCGTCACACGCCCCAAGCCGCGTGAGGTCTGGGCGGCCGAATTCCGCGACCGGATCGTCCACCACCTCCTTTACAACCACATCTCTCCCAGGTTCTACGCCAGCTTCACGGCCGACACCTCCACACGATCGGCAACAGCTACTTCGGGCTGCTGCGCCAGTCGCCAGCCAGCCATACCGACCGGACCCGCATTGCCCGTGCGCTGCTGAAGCGCGGCAAGTGCGTAAACAGAACACTGACCAGGACATTCAAATGACCCTCTCGCAAGTCACCACAGCGGCCAGGGCAGCGCTGGCCATGCCGCACCAGCACCAGTTCGGCATCCGCCCCAGCGTGCCGGCCGACACGATCACCGCTCTGCGCGAGGCGCACGAGGTCATCCTGGTGCGCCTGCACAACCCAGCCACAGCCCCGCAGGCCCTGCGCGAGTGGGTCGAGGCGATCAACACCGCCAGCGCGATCACGCAGCTCATCGGCTACGGCGTGGACGAGATGGCCCCGCACATCGACGACGCCCTGCAGCTCGCCCAGGAGTGGGCAGCACACGGCACGATCACGCTGACGCCGGCAATCTCGCTGCGCCTGGCGTACTGCGCCGCCATCATCGACTCGGTGATGCGCACAGCGCCGCACGAAGTGGTGGTGGCCTGTGCCGAGGCGTGCGAGGCGATGTGTGTAGGGGGTGCAGCATGACTGCTGAAACGAAACTGCCTGAGGGGCTGCAACTGGCCGTCGATCTGATCGAGGCATATAGCTGGCAACTCGACGAGGCCAGCGAGGATGAGCCGGATCAAGCTGAGATCGCAATCCGCGCCGAGCACACCCAGCGGCTTGCGCTTCAGCAGCGGGTGGCGGACCTGGAGGAGGAGCGCGACACCCTGCGCGCACGGCTGGCGGAGCTGGAGGGGCAGGAGCCGGTGGCTCACTACCGCAAAAGCGATGCAGCGTGGCTGCAGTCCGGAAACTGCACGACGGTGTACCGGCGTGCTGCAGAAGATTGGACAGAGCCGCTCTACGCCCGCCCCGTCCCCGCGATCCCGGCTGGGTGGCAGTTGGTTCCGGTGACGCCGACGCCGGAGATGCTGGAGGCTGGACTTTCGGCGCAAAACGAGGCATGGAATGTCCACTACACGCACATCTACGCAGAGATGCTTGCCGCTGCACCGGAGGCCGCACGATGAGCAGCATCCTGACCCAAGCCATGGTGTTCGAGCGGTACGGCCCCCGCCTCAACACCCAGCAGCTCGCCGACTTGCTGGGGATCAAGCCGACGACCCTCTACAACCAAGTCAGCGCGGGCACATGCCCCGTCAAGACGTACGTGGACCAGGGCAAGCGGTGGGCGGATTTTCGCGATGTCGCGCAGCACTTTGACACAATGCGGGAGACGGCGGCATGAAGATCAACCTGATCGGGATGATCCTGAACAACGCTGGCCGGCGCTGCTTCGATGGCTTACTGCTGGACGATGACGACAAGGGTAAGCGGTCCGCTTGACCCGCCAGTTCGGCCTCACCAACCCGCCGCCGACCTACCCCAGGCCGCCGGCACCACCTGCACCGCCCCCGGTGCGCAACTACCGAAGGACCGATATGGACACGCTGAAGATCACAAAGCCGCAACTCGAAGCCGCGCTGCTGCGCTGGGAGCAGGATGCCCGCGAAGGCAAGACCCGGACGCACGCCGAGGCCGACGCCCTTCCGGTGGAGCAGGTGGCCGCCGAGAGCGCAGACCACTTGTGGCAGGAGCTGGGTGCAACGGTGAGCGCGTGAGGCCTAACGTTGCAAATGAGGCGAAGCCCGCTGCTGCACGGACTGTGCTGTAGCGCGGTGAACGGGGCTGCGGGCTTTCGCCTCGATTTGCTGGTTAGGCCCTGTGGCCGTAGCGAAGAAAATTCTAGGAGTGCTTGAATGCTGACTGACGAACAAAAGCGCGCCATATTGGGCGCCGCGCCGTGGGTCGATGATGTTGAAGCGTGGTTAGAAGTGAGTAACGCTGAAGAGATTGCCGACGACATTGGCCGCTATGCGCTGGCGGTTGCTGAGCGCGCCTTGGCCGCCGAGCGCGAGCGTGGTGCGAAGCTGCGTAGTGTTGCGGCACAGGTGTTAGCCGACATGGAAGCGCAAGGGCTGCTGCTTGAGTGGCAGACGACGCTTTTTGAGGCGCTGGAGCCTAACGTTGGAGCTAAGCGGGCCGCGAAGTGGGACCACATAGACGGCGCGCTGGCGGTGATCGAGCTGGCACGCGCAGGCCGCTGGGTCTGGATGGAGAACCCGCAGTGCAAGTACATCGAGCTTCGCATCGACATGCGCGACGGCGGCTGCATCATCAAAGACCGCGAAGGCAAGCGCATTGACCCTGCAACCTTGGCAAAGCAATTGACCCAAGAGCAATACGAGCCTTGGCCGAAGGATCGGATGCCGCTCGGCGAGTGGCAACTTGAAACGGTGAAAGCTGTTGACGCCTAACGCGCCGGTTAACCTGACCACAAGGGCAGCATATGACCTTTGAAAACGAGCTGATGCAGCCTGCCCTTGTGGGTCAGGTTGAAACGGGTGTTATGCGCCCGGTGGAGTGCCTGCGGACGGTGGCGGCCCTCTACGTGGAGCCGAAGGGCTGCTATGTTGGCGCGCCTGGTGTGGACCCGTGGGACGAAGCCCGCGATGCGCGCACCTACGCCGGGCCGCACCCGGTGGTTGCGCACCCACCATGCCAGCGATGGGGCAGGTTTTGGCACGGCAGCACGCGCAAGCCCCACCAATACAAGCTGGGCGATGACGGCGGGTGCTTCGATCATGCGCTGCGGGCCGTGCTGCGCTGGGGTGGAGTGCTCGAGCACCCGGCGCACAGCAAGGCGTGGGATGCGTTTGGCTTGCTGAAGCCGACGATTGGAAAGGGCTGGCAACGCAGCGACATGGGCCACCCGAGCAGCGGATACTGGGTGTGCTACGTGGAGCAGGGGCACTACGACCACACCAGCCGCAAGCCGACATGGCTGCTGGCAAACACCTACAGCAAGCCGCAGGAACTGAACTGGACGAAGGGGGAGCAGCGCCTGCCCGAATGGATGATCGAGCGCTACGGCTACGAGAAGGCCAGGCGTATCGGCGTTGTTGCGATGGTGGGCGGCAAGAACAAGACTGCGATCCGCAACGCGACACCGCTGCCGTTCCGCGACTTGCTGCTTTCGATAGCGCGCAAGGCGCATAACGTCAGATAGCAGTCACTTGCCGGGTTTGTCCCCCAAACCCTGCAGCCCCTCCCTGTGCAGATCCTCAGGCTTGAGCTGCGTGTACCGCTTGAGCGTGTCCCACTGCTTGTGCCCCGTGACCAGGGCGACCTGCTGAATCTCATACCCAGCCTCGAACAGCTTCGAGGCCCCCTCGTGGCGCATGTCATGCAGACGGAGATCAGGGATCGACAGCGCCCGGCACGCATCCAGAAAGTACTTCGACAGCGTTCCAGGCTCGACCGGAAACAGCCGATCCCCACGCGGCTCTGGCTGTCGCTGCACCACCTCCCACGCATCCGGCAGCAGGGGCACCCACTGGTCATTGCCTGCCTTCTTCCGCGGATCTTTCCGGTCCCGGATCAGCACCAGCCGCTTGTCGTGGTCCACATCCGACCACAGCAGCCCGCACGCTTCCCCGCGCCGCATCGCAGTGGCCACCAAGAACAGGACCGCGTCAGCGTAGACCACGCCGCGCCGCTCGGTGATCTGCGCAACCAGGCGGTGCAGCTCGTCCTCGGTCGGCCTGCGCTCCCGCCGGCCACCATCGCCGATGTGCCCCAGGTGCTTGAGCAACGGCCGCGCCTGGCCAACGGCATCCGGCAGCACCAGCCCCTTCGCGCTGGCGGTGTAGCGCAGCACGGTTGAGAGCTTCGAAATGTCCATGTTGCAGGTGTACGGCCCAGCCCCCTCGTCGCGCCGCTGGGCACAGAAGGCAACCAGGTCTTCGGTCGTCAGCCGCCGGGCATCCGTGGCCCCGAGCAGCCGCTGCAGCACCTTGAGCATGTAGTGCTCGTTGCTGTCGTCCAGGATCGGCCGAGACCCCGCCCGCAGCTTGCGGTAGGCGTCGATCAGCTCCCCGACGGTGACGCGGTCGGACTCGACCTCACCCCCCGCGTCGAGCTGCGCCTCGATCTTGCGCGCCCAGGCCAGCGCGGCCGCTTTGGTAGGATGCGTCTTGCAGATCGGCTTGTGGCCCTTGCGCCTGATCAGCGCCCGCCACTTGCCACCCACGTTGAGGATTGATGCCATTGATACCGTATCCCGTGCGTATCACCCGGCCAGTGAGCCAGCGTGTCACGAGATGATAACGGCGTGATGGTCTACACTCTGCAGCAGCACGGGCTAGACACCCCTCCCACCGTAGTTCACGGGGAGGATGCAGAGGGGAAGCGATGCGCCCGTATCACTGGCGTATCACACAGCATCCGCAGCAGCTCCAGCAGGGGCGCGTGATACCTGTTGCGTTGCACCAAGCGCGTCGAGCTGTCGGCGCAGCCACTGCGCACCGCCAGCCCCCTCGAATGCCACCCGCTGTGCCGGAGTCAATCGCACGTTGATGCGCTCGCTGGTCTGGCCCTCAGCCAGGGCTGGGCGCCCGCCCGGGTTGCGCCGCTCGGGCGCTGGTGTCTGTTGTGTGTCCATGCGCCTATTGTAAATGTCTGACAAAACTACACAAGAGGGCTTGCGCTGTCCTGCGTTTTGTCAGACAATACAGTTATCGGATCAGCAAACGGCAGGTCCGGAAACTCAGGAGATCGACATGGCACAGAACACCTTCACCCTCGGCGCTGACACCAAGTATGAAGCCAGCGAGCGCGTCCGCTACAACGGCACCGACGGCATCATCTGGATCAAGCGCGTCAAGTGCGCAGACGGCTCGGGCTGGTGCCATGACGGCAAGGCGCACATGAAGCTGACGGCAACCCGCCGCGATGTGGTCGAGCACTTTGGCCAAATCTACCGCGCCGAGTTGATCAACACCTGACAGCCCGCAAGGGGCCTCAACCCCACATCAAGCCCCGGCACCGTCCGGGGCTTTTTGCTGCTCATCGAGCGCCGCGTACACATACGCATGCGCGTTGACCTGTTCGGCGATGGCGCGGGCCAGCGCGGCAGGGTAGCGCCTCGGGATGCCTTCGCCTGGGTACATCACCACAACATCACCGGAAGCGGCCAAGATGCCCACGTCGATCCGCTCAGGCTGCACAGCACGGCGCCTGCGCCATGGGGTCAGGTATCCAAGCATCACACCACCCCCAGCGTTCGGCGGGCGATCTTGTACAGCGCGATGCGCTCGGCCAGCCCATTCGTGCCACCGTTGATGATGCGTGTGATACCGGCAGTGTCCCCGCGATCGGCCAGCACGTTGAGCTTGTGCGTGCGCCAGTACAACCCCGCCGACAGCGCCGCCCAGTGCGGCAGCGCCAGGTCGTCAGGCCGCGCCTCGAAGTCGGGCACATCGACCAGCCCGAGCCCCGGATCGCGCAGCCCCTCCCGCGTCGTGCAGTAGCCAGCACGTCCCGTGACCTGCATCAACCCGCGGCCCCGGTAGCGCAGCCCGTCGCCCTGGCTGATGTTGCCCATGCGGCACCCGTAGACCTTGTCCCCCAGCCTCTCGGGCTGGCCGACGTAGGGTGCGGCCGAGTCGATCGATGGAAAGCGCACAGGCCAGGCCGCACAGAGCCGCTGCGGCGTCGAGTAGTGCAGCGACTCGACCACACGGGACAACTGCGCCGATTCATGGCTTATCTGCGCCAGGAACGCCGCAGCACGCTGCGGCGCGTCGATGCCGAACAGGTACAGCGCCTGGTTGATGTGCGGCACCCATTTTCTGGCGGTGACGAGCGAGCACGCAGCAGCGTCTCGCAGGGATTCGGCGGTCAGGGTGACCATGGGCGCTCCTGAGCCGGTGCGATCCGGCAGTTGATGAAGGTAGATGCGGACTCGTGCAGACGCCCGCCTCGGTAGTCGATCGCCGCGACATCCCGGCACTTGCCGAGGGCATCCCGGGCCAGCTCGCCCGCGTACATCGAGGCGCAGCCAGGCAGGCCCACCCACAACAGCACGCAGACAGTCAACACAGCCAAAAAGCGCGACATCACGCGGCCCTCCTGCGTGGCGCCGATCGCCCCAGCGGCTTCGGCGCGATCTGCGGCAGATCGAGTACCTTGGCGGAGCTGTAGCAGCTCGGGCGATACCGCTGGGGCACGTAGACCGTCACATGCGTCGGACCGGGCACAAGCGCAAGCCCCGCGGCATCGCACAGCAGGACAGCCGTGGCCAGCGTGTCGCATGCGATGCGCTGCAGTTCGGTCATCGGTGGCGATGGCGATGGATCGGCAGTGGACAGCTCAGTCATGGGCCTGCCCCCGCTCAATCGGCAGCGTGTCCGTCGTCCTGGTGATGCCCCACCCGTCGATGTGCGCACAGCGCCTCCCGTACCGCGTCCCGATGACCAGCCAGGCCATCACAGCAGTCAGCGCCGACAGCGCAACAGCCGGCCACCACACCGGCCACTGCGACAGCGCCACGGCCACACTGATCACACCTTCGGCCGACAACATCAGCGCGACACCGGCACGGGTGGAGATTTCGCACCGATGCGCGCGGTCGAGCAGATAGCTGGCGCACAAGATCAGCGCAATTCCTGACAGCAACAACGTGATCTTGAAGAGTAGATCGGTGTTCACGGCTGCCCCCCGGTATCAGACCCGGGCGGGGTAGAGGCCCGGCCACGGATGCGCTCCAGCAGCGCGGCCTTGACTTCGCCGACGCTGGGGATGATCTGGTGCGCGAACGCCGCCGCCGGGAAAGCGATTGCCCAGCCCGCGACAGACACCAGCTCGACCGCGAAGACAGGGGCGAGCACAGAACTGGACATCCCCGCGCCGAAGCTCAGGATCGTGTGGACCAGCGAGCCACCGATGTAGCGCCACGTCCATTCCGGCCCGGACGACGGCCGCGCCCATGCGCTGCACAGCGAGCCCGCCAAGCTGGCGATCACGACAGGATCTGGCGGGGATCCGCCTACCGCCGCAGCCACTGCGCCGATGGCTGCAGCACTGGCAGCGGTGGTGATGGGATCAGGGCTCATGGTCAGGGCTCGCGGTTCGTTTGTGGTTTTCGGTGGCTTGGGGCGGCTGGTGGCGTCTCATCACCAGACGAGCAGCGAGACCGCATCGGCGGTCGTCGCGGTGCTGATGCTTGCGCGGCGGGCTTCGTATCGCGCCCGGCTGGCGGTGTTGCGCGCACGGATGGCGACAGCCACGGCCCGGAGTTGCGGCAGCGTGTGCGACTGGACAAGGTTGTTGGCCAGGGTCCACTGGATGACAGCCGTCGGCGTCAGCGCAGCGAGCTGCAGCTCCTGGCAAATGGCAGCCATCGCTGCAGGGTGTGCGTCGTAGCTGTAGCCGCCGATGTTGATCTGCGCCGCGTCCGCGCGGTCACGCTCGATCCGCATCTCGGCGATTTTGTCGGCCTTGGCCTCGTCGAGTGATCTGTCATCCGTCCATGCCCGTGTCTGGGCACGCCACGTGTGACGGGGTGATGGCTGCTCGGGCTTCTTGACCCACACCTGCAGCGCCTCATCCCAGTAGCTCGGGACGGCAGGAGGCATGTCGATCAGCAGCGAATTGCCCGGCGCGATGCTGGCAAGCATCCGGCTGTAGTTGCTGTCGCTGCGCAGGCAGACCAGCTCGCCGAGGGCGTTGATTTCGGGGTATTGCTGCATTTGGATATCGGCTACCGCTTGAGGCTGATGATCGAGAGCGTGGTCCCGTTGGTGATTTCGACCGCCTGGTTGCCCGACGGCCGCATGGCTTTGATGTAGGCAGACACGGGCGCACCCAGCGCGCCCTGCCACGCCACGACAGCCGAGCCCATGACGACCTGGTTGGACCCGACGACCCCGGTCACTGCGGTCGAGTAGCCGACTTCGGCTCCGTTGATGACAAGCACAAGCTTGCCGACGGTCGGCGCGTTGGACGAGCTAGGCTCGCCGGCCACGGTGACCGCGCCGACTACCAAGACAAGCACCAGCCCGCCCCCGTTACACGATGCGATCGGGGAGTTGAACCCGATGCCGAGCGTTCCAGACGTCGTGACAGCCGCGCTCTCGGAGATCGTGTTGCTGGCCATAAATGTCGTTACGTTCGCCGGGGTGATCTGCCCGGCGATGTTGGTGCCGAAGGTGGCGCCGACTGTCGCGTTGTCCTGCGGCTTGCCGACGCCAGTGACGGTCGTCCATGTCGCCCGCTTGCCTGCCTCATCGTCGATGCGCGTCTGCAGCGCGGTCAGCGCGTTGTAGGCATTGCCCCAGAGCTGGTCCGCAGTGGCGCGCAAGATGGTGGTGGTGGTGGTCGTGTCGTTCCATGGTGGGGCCAGCCCGGTCAGGTACACGGACAGCGCGTTGACTGCGCTGGTGAAGGTGTTGCGCTCGGTCACGATGCCGTACACATTGGCTTGCGCCACCAGCGGCGCGACCGATCCGTTCAACCTGTTCCAGTCCACGACCAGCGCGGCCTTTTCGATCGGCGACCATTTGCCATCGGCGTTGATGTCGTTGACGCCTTGCAGCGCCTCGGCAGCATTGCTCTCGACGGTCTGCGCGAGCGTGCTACCGACCAGCGTGCCGACCGGGGCGCCCTTTGTCGCGTCAAGATCACCGGTGTAGCCGATCGGCCCTGGGGACCATGCGCCCGGTGTTGATGCAGCAGACGACGCGGGCTCGAACATTGCCCGGCAGGCAAACATGTAGGAGTTTGCTTGCCCAGCGACCGTGTCATATTTCCTCAGTACAAGCCGGGCAGTGCGGGCCGTGGCCGGGGCCTGGCCCACTCCGAACACCCGCTTGTACCCAGCAAGCGCACTCCCGCCACTCATTTCCGAATTGTTCTCGCACGTCGCCGGCGGACCGTACGTATGCCCCACAGAAGCGCCAGACGCATCGTAGAAATAAGCAAAAACTGCTGTTCTGCACCGGTGTGCCCCTGTGTACGCACTGGCGCAATACCAGGCGAGCGGAGTCACTGGGATGGGGTCGCTGGTCTCCTCGCAGTAGGAATCCAGGTTCCCGACAGGAGGGCCTTGTGAGATCGATCCCGTGTTGCCGGAAATCGGCGACAGTGCGGCAATCGTCCACCCGGCCAGGTTCATGCTGCGCTTACCAACGACCACGCCATTGATCGATGACCACCCCCTCCACCCGAGGCTGAAGTCAGAGTTGAAGAGCTGATTGCCGCCCGTCGCCGATCCAGCGGCGGCGGTAGCCACGACAGTGGTGCTGGACACCGGCCCATCGTTGCCGGACTCGTCCTGATGCTGCGCCCAGATCGTGTGTGTGCCCACAGCCGGGTTGATCCAGAGAAAGCGATCCGCCCCCGATCCGCCCGCCTGCCCGATGCGGCCCGCGGTGGCGAAGACAGGGCCGACACGCAGCTCGGTCGATGCGTAGTCGAGGTCTGGGCAGACGGTCCAGGTCACAAGCACATCACCGCCGACCGCCGACGCAGCAAGCCCGACCACCGCCGACGGCGGCGCGCTCTTGCCGATGACGCGGTGGGCGATCGTGACCCACTGGGATTCGACGCCGACGGTGTTGATGTGGCGCAGCTCGATCACGAGCATGTCCAGATCCTGCACGCCGCCGATCATGGCCGAGGCGGCATCGCGGGGCAGGCGCTCGGTCTGCCACGCGGTGTCGGTGACGCTGCGCCAGCGGAGTTCGGTGGAGGCTCCCGCCGACTGCATGTAGAGCGTTACCGGCGCGTTCCAGGTCATGCGCACCCGTGGGACGATGGTGCCATCCTGCATCTGCAGCAGCGTGGCGGTGCCGCTCGACGCGACCAGCCCGGAAGGGACATCGACAAGGCGGGGCGATGGCAGTGAGGTGTTCGGCGCAGGGTCCGGGTCCGTTGCATCGGCGCTGTCGTAGGTGCTGGCGACATCCTCCTGCAGCGTCAGCGACACCGGCTGACCGGGCGCCCACTGGCGATCGAGGACGCGGAAGGTCTTGCCTGGGGCGCCCCAGACCGCGATGTAATCGTCGGCGGTGATCGTCACCCGGTCACCGGGCTGCAGCGGCCACAGGCGCATGCCACCGGTGTACTGGATGATCATCCCGGCGCGGGCCTGCTCGACGAACACGCGCATCAGGTGGCGCGCCTGGCCTGGATCTGCGCAGAACGGGAAGCTGAAGGTCTGCCACTCGGCGCCACCGTCGGCGGTGACGTAGGACATGGCCTGGTAAGGGTCCACGTCGCTGGGCTCGCGCTTGCCAGCGCGGACGATCGAGGCGCGGGCGCCGTTGAACGCCTCGTCGTGCGGCGCGGACTGGCGCACGATCTGGATGGGCGCCATCGCGTCAGCGTCGGACAGCGACATGACCGAGGATGTCCACGCGCCCGCGCTGACCGTCCAGACCGCGCCCGGCGAAGCGAAGCCGCCCATGTTTTCGGTCAGCTCGGACAAGATCGAGGCCCGGTCATCGGACACGCGGAAAGAGCCGTTGCACACCGAAAATCGGCCAGTCGCCACGGAATCGGTGGTCAGCGGACGCCCGACGATGGCGTCGCAGGAATTCGCGGCAGCGATCACGGAGGCGGTGTCGATGTCGGCCACGGCGAGGCTGTAGCCCCACTCGGAGCGCAGCCAGTCGTATATGCACAGGGCGGTGTTGTCGCTCCAGGCGGTCACGTCGGTCCGGGGGTCCAGCACCAGGCGGCCAGAGATGTCGAAGGACAAGTCAGAAGGAAGCCCGCCTTGGAATTGCGCGTCGTCGAGGTCGAGCGTGAGCACGACGTAGGCGATGCCCTGCAGGCGCTTCGATGCGGGCCAGCGGGCGGCGTTGATCCCGGTCAGGTAGGAATTGACGGTCTGGGTAACGGCACCGGTCATGAACTCGACGCGCACGGTCGAGCGGTTGGCGGTGATCTGGCAGGTGACATCCCACGTTCCGGCGGGCACGCCGGAGATGGTGGCGCCGGAGACGGTCCACCCGGTCGGCGCGGTCTCGGTGCCGAGACTGCCCCCAGAGTCCCGCGTGATCGACACCACGGACAGTGTGGCAGCAGGGTCCGGCAGCGCGATGATGGCCGAGCCGGAAACCGGGAAGACGGTGGAGCGGGTGACGGTCGCGGCGCGCTTTTGTTCCAGCGACGGATCACCGAGCCAGCCGCCACCGACCGGCACGGTGTACCACTGGCCACCGAGGTGGATGCGGTAGAGCGCCTGGCACTGGTGGTGCGCCACGGCGATGACGATATGCTGCAGCGCGTCCGGCCGGGTCTTCATCACACCGCCGTCGGCGAGGTAGGTCTTCGGGGATGAGAACCGATCGATCACATCCCCGCCGACAGCACAGCGACCGTAGATCACCCGGGGCACGGGCTCGGACGACTGCATCACGATCGTGCGCTCTTGCATCGCTTCGCGCGTTGCATTGCGCGCAGCCCTGGCCGCTTCCTTGGCCTTTTTCCGGGCTAGCACGCCCCCGACCAGCGCAGCGCCGAGCGCGGCATAGGTTGCGATGGTCGTCAAGGCCACGCCTGCAATCATGGCGGTAGTGCCAGAGACAGCGACGACTTGGGCGATCGCGACAATCGCGGAGATGGGGTCGGCAGCCGCAGGGGTTGCGTGCAGCAGCAGCCCGGCGGCCAGCAGCGCGGATGGGAGGATGCGGCGGATCATGCGATCCTCCAGCACGCCCGCGCATCGGCGAGCAGGTGCAGCGTGATGGTCTCGCCACCACAGACGGCCACGAAGCCGCTCCCGATGGCGATGCCCACTGTGCCGACAAGCCCGAGCGGACCGGGGTCGAACGCCACCACATCGCCGGGCTGGGCTTCGGCAGCAGCGAGCGCCGGGCGGCCGATGACATGCGACACCGCGCCGACCAGATCCCCATGCGCGGCCACGGTGCGCACTGCGGCGCGCGCCGAGTCGGTGCGCGGCATATCGACCGAGCTGAACTCGACTTCGCGCACCCATGCCGCTGGCATGTGACAGCAATGGCGCTCAGTCCAGCAAAAACGCCCGCTCTTGCTCCATCGTGCCAGGAAGTCGGCCAGTGCAGCGTTGCGGGTAGTTTGGGTGATCATCGTGTTCATGCCTGCGATTGCTGGTACTCGCGCGACAGCCAGGAGGTCTGTTCCAGCATCGCGGCCAGCCCGTCGAGGCCCGCGTCGGCCGGGTAGCGCGATCGGTGCTGCGCGGCGGTCCAGCGAATGCCCTCGGCAGTGCGCGCACGCGACATGCCGAGCGGGGCGAGGTCGATCGACAGGACGGCGTTCACGGTCCCGTCCTGCCCTGGTTCGGCCCGCCCGCCGATGCCAACCATCACGCCAGTCCAGAAGGGGCGCGGCACGCCGACTTGCTCGAAGTTAGCGGTCATGAATTGCGTGAGGAACTGCACGCGCTTGCCGCGCCAGGTGTAAGACGGCCCGGAGCACAGCGCGACGAGCGCAGCACTGGCGGCAGTGACCTCCAGCGTGACCGAGTCGCCGGCGGAGTCGGCGGCGTGCTTGGTCGCTGGGATGCGCACCACGTCGCCGATGCCGCGCCAGGTGAAGCCACCGGAGTCGATGTTGATTGGCCACATGGCGAGGCGCTGCACCCCGGTAGAAAACTGGATCTCGACCAGCCCCGCTTCGGCCATGGCCCCGGAGGCCAGGAGGGCAGTCTCGGCAGCAGTCATGCCGATCATGTTAACGACTCCACGAACTCGACCGAGGCCCCGTAAAGGTTGGTGGTGCCGCCGACGCCGCCGAACTCGGGCATCTTTCCGGCCATCCGGAAGAAGGTGCAGGGGCGGTCCACGCGGACACGCGCACCAGCACCGAACGCGAAGAACACGGGGGGCGTGATCTGGACGGTAGCGGGCAGCGTGGCGGCGGCGGTAACCATGACGAGCTGCGAGGCGCCGAGGGTCGTGCCGATCTGGAGCCAGTCGCCCGGAAGCACCGTGCCGGACCCGGTGACGCTCACGGACGGGGCGCCCTTGGCAGCAGAGGCGCCGAGCGTGCGGTCACCACGGGCAGTCCCGGCGGGGAACTGGTGTGCTGGGTCATAGGCTTCGAGGCGGTTGACGCCGCCCCGCAGGCTCATGAGGATGCCGCGCCACTGCCCGGCCCGGAACTGGTCCATTTGCCGCGGCAGGTCGAGCTTGAACGTGTAGAGCGGCAGGCCGACGGCCCGGACCTGGGCGGTGCCCGCAACGGTGGATGTGCTCACGATTTCATGGTTTCGCAGCCCGAAACCAGAGCCATCCCCGGCCAGCAGTCCGAGGTTGTACGTCGCATCGCGGAATGAGATGACGGCCATATCAAATGCTGATCCCTGCTGCGGTTTTGAGGCGCTGCTGCAGTGCGCGGTACTGCTGCGCCTGGGCGGCCTGGATCATCTGAGCGACCTGCCCCAGGTCCATGATCTGCACGGTGAGCGGTGCGGAGACCTGGGCGGTCATCCGTGCAGACGCCTGCGCCACCGTCGCCGAGCCGCCGAGGTTGCCGAACGCGCCGCCATCGGCGAATCGGCGGGTGGCTTGCCTCTGCTCATCCAGCACGACCGACAGCCGACCACCAGGGCCACGGATGACCGGTAGGTGACCGAGCTTGCGGCCATCGGCGCCGATGGCTTGCGCGCCACCGCCGGACAGCGGCATGATCGCCTCGGGGCCTGCTTCGCCCATGAGGCCGAGTTTTTCGCGGCCCCCTTCGGCGTACCGGAAATGGGTGTCGCGATCGATGACCCGGTTTGTGAATGAGCCGCCACCAGCAAAGCGGCGGGTGCCGCCGGCCTCGAATGCTGCACCATCGGCAGCGAACAGACCCGTGACCATTTTCACGAGGCTACCCAGACCACCAGCACCACCAGCACCACCAGCCGGGCCACCGCCCAGAAACTTGCGGTATTCGGTGCGGGCCATCTCGGAAATCATCGAGTTGGCCAAGCTCTTGACGCTGATCTTCCCGGTGGTGACGAACTCGGCGAAGGCGTCTTCACCGCCCTTGACCAGCATGTCCATGGTGCGGTCGCTGGATTCGCGCATCAGCTTGTTCGCATCGGCCCAGCCCTCGACCATGGTCTGCCAGCCAGGCTTCAGGCGCTCGGTCAACCCGGTGTTCTCCAGCGCGATGGCACGGCCTGTTTCCTCGGCGATGCTGGACACCTGCGTGCGCAGCATCTCGCGCTGGCCCGGATCGGCCGTGAGGGAGATTTTCAGCTCCAGGCCCTTCGTCAACTCGTCCGATGCGCTGTACAGCTCGGCGACCCGTGCGGCACTCTCGGCGCGCAGCTTTGCCACGGGGTCGGTGATCGCACCGATGGCGGCCTGGCTGTTCTGGTTGCGGAGCTGGGTGATCTGGGCATTGGCGGCTTGCCAGATCTGGGCGGTCTCGGTGGCGATAGCCCGCTGATCGTCCAGCTTGCGGGCCTCGGCAGCAGCAGCCCCGCCGGACGCTGCGCCAGCCATTTCGGCAGTGATGGCGCTGCGGTCGGCCTTGAGATCGACGATTCGGCGCTGCACCTGGATCTTGTCCGCCGCGCTTTTCGGTTTGCGGGATTCCTCGGCTGCGATCTCGGCGTCGATCAGCGTCATGCGCTCGGCGAGCTTGGCGCGCTGGATGCGCACGCGCTCGATTTCGTACTCCGTGACCCCGGTGAGGCCCATCTGGTGGAGGTGGTCGGCGGTGCGCTGCTCAGTCTCAAGCACCTGCACCCGCTCTTGCGCCGCGGCCTTGAGTTGCGCGGTGCGAAGCTCGGCGCCTGCGCGCTCGATATGGCTGGCCTGGGCGTCGGTTTCGGTGGCGCCTGGTCCCTTGGCGGCCTTGGCGGTCTTGCTGGCGACGCCCTGCAGCTCAAGCATCATGTCGCGCTGCATGCCTGTCTTGGCTCCTGACACCTTGGCGTCGAACTGGGCAAGCTCGGCCGCTGTGGCGCTGCGCTTTAGCATCAGCGCCCGTTCGGCGTTCGCCATGGTCTCCAGCGCCTGGATCCGCTCGGCGCCTGCCTTCTTGACGCCCTCGGCAGTCTTGACGTGCGACAGCATCTCATCCAGTGCGGTCGAAGAGACGCCCCCGCGCAAGCCGATGCCCGATGCCGATGCACTGCCGCGCTGCTGTGCTGCTTCAACACGGCCAGTCAGCGCCTCGAACTTTTTGACCTCGGCTTCCGCCTGCGCCAGCTCAGCCGCTCGTTTCTCGACATTCGAGTCACCGCCGAACAGTCCCTTGGACCGGTCGTACATGCTCGACCGCTTGCGTGATTCGGCCAGCAGGCCATCGCGCTTTTCTTTTGCCTCCGACAGCTCCGACTGCAACCGGCTTGCATCGGTCTGATCCACCTTGCCACCGCTGGACAGCGCGGATTCCACGCGCTCGACAGAGAGCTTGGTCTTGCCCAGCTTCTCAGCCTCAGATCGGGCCGACATGAACGCGCCAGCAAGCAGCGCGGCGGCAGTGATGGCGATGCCAATCGGGCCACCAAGGGCACCGACAACCAGGCCCATTGCGCGGGTGGCGGCGCTGGCGGCGTTTGTCGCCCCGGCGAGTCGCTGCTGCCCTTGTTCGAGCGCGGTGGTCTGCTGTGCGTGTTGCTGGCGGAGCGGCAGCACCTGCTGCTCCAGTGCGTTCAGGCGGGCCTGCCCGACGAGCTGGGCGGCGGTGGCTTCGGCGCTGCGGAGCTTCGCGGCGGTGAGGGCTTGTTCCTGTAACAGCGCCTGCACCTTGGCGCGCTGCTCGGCCAGCAGTGCAGCGAGCTTGGCACGCGAAGACAGGGTGACCGTGTCGTTGGCGCCAGCCTCGACGATTGCCTGCGCAGCCGCCAGCCGTGACGCCGACGCGGCCAGCATCTTGGCATTGGTCGCGGTGGCGATCTCGCCCGCGAGTGAGCTGAACTTCGCCAGCGCAACGGCGGCGGCCATCGCGCCGATGGCGCCCCCGTACTGCTGCACGATGCCGACGCCAGCCGACAGGCTGGTGATGAGCGTGGCGACGCCCTGGCCCATCCCGTTCAGGGACTCCTTGATCTGGTCGCCCTTCAGAGCCTCGCTGATTTCCGCAATCGCACCCTTGGCAGCCTCGGCAGCCGGGGCCATTGCGGCAGCGCTGGCTTGCGTCATCTGCTCGCCAAGGGCTTCCCAGCCGCCTTTCAGGGTCTGGGTGTAGGCGCCCGAGGTGCTCGCAAAGCCCTGCATGCGGCCCATCAGGAACGTGAACAGACCCTCGCTGGAGGCTTTGGCCTTGTTGATGTCGGCGTCCTTGAGCCCGAGCGCGGTGGCAAGGGTCGATCCGGCCGCAGTGATGCCACCTTGCGCAAGGTCGCGCAGCTCTTGCACCATCTGCCCCGTGGTCATGCCCATGCTCTTGATCGCATTGGCGCCGACAACGGTGAATTTCTCGACCTGCTGCATCGACATGCCAGCGGCGAGCGCAGGGCCGAGCAGTGCGCGGTAGGTGGCGATCAGGTCGCTGGATGATGCGGCAGTCTCGGCGGCAGCTTTCTGCAGCCGGGTGACAGCACCGGCGGCGATGTCTTGCGCCTGGGCGAAGCTGGGCGCCTTGCCCTCGATCTCGATCATCGACTGCAGGATGCCGGCCATGCCGAGCTGCGCGACTTCGGTGTCGGCAATGAAGCTGATGCCCTTGGCGGGGATGGCCTGGATCGCCGACGCGGCAGCGCGGGCAGCAGTGGCAATGCCCGTGAGTGCCACTGCGCCGCGGGCCATCTCGCCGAACGTGATGGACGACGCGGTGCGCTGCATGCCACGCAGGGCGGACTCGGAGCTGCTGACCGTGGCGACGAACTGGCCATTGTCGAGCGTGAGCTTGAGCTTGATTTCTTTGGTCACTGCGTCATCGCCTTTTTTGCCTGCTCGCACATGTATGCAAGCGCCTCGGACTCCATCACAGCGAGTCCGTCGAATGCCCTGCGCTTGCGCCGCGTTCGGAGCCCCAGTCGGCGGGCTTCTGTGTCTCGGCGCGCATGGTCCAGCCCGGTCGGGCCAGATGGGCCCATGCGCCACTGCGTGATCAACTCGCTGAAGAGCCGCAGGGGATCAGCCGCCTCGGGGTAGACCGGCACGGAGTCTTCGTCCTGCGCGGTCTGGATGTCGGATTCGTCGAACCCCATTGCCAGCAGATCGGCTGCGGCTTGTCTGGTGTCACGCGGCTTCATCAGCGCCCGCGTGACCTCGATCAGTTTTTTTCGAGGGCAGTCTGTCGGGCGCGCACGTACCCGGTGACGCAGCTCACATACGCGGCCGGGTGGCGCTCGATGAGGTCCGTCAGGCTGGCGAGGTTGAGCGGCAGCGGGTTGTCGGATTCGTCGGTGATGTCGCTCCAGTCGGCCAGCACTTCGAGCGCATGGGCGGCCATCTGGGCAGCGGAGGCGACAGACGCGCACTCGCGGTTTGCCCATTCCGCAAACGCGGTCTGGTTGCGGTGGGTGAACCGGGTCTTGATCGTGGCGGTGCTCCCGCCGACCTGGAAGACGATGGATCCGGCGAAGGGGCCGATCTCGGAATCGCGGAGGAACTTGAATGCCATGCTCGCCTCGTGCCTGCGTTGTTGTGCTGTTGTTGTGAGGGCGGGCCAGCCGAAGCCAGCCCGCGTGACCCGTCAGTGGGTCAGCCAGCCAGGGCGGCGTTGTAGACGGCTTGTGCGTCCGTGACGGCGGTAGCAGCCGCACCGGCCACCTGCTGCGCAGCAGCCAGCCCGACCAGCACGTCGGCCAGCGTCTGCGACGTGGCAGCGGCGGCGGCGTTGATCGCATTCAGGGACTGGATGGCGATCGTGTAGTCAAACGCGGCCAGCGTCTCATTCGCCTGCGCGGTGCTCAGCGCCTGGGCGGTGATGGCGCGGGCAGCTTGGTACTGCGCCAGCGAGTCCTGCGCCGCATCGATCTGCGCCTGGTCACCGGTTGCCTGGGCATCGATCAGGATCTGATCAGCGGTGGCAACGTCCGAGACTGCATCGGCATCGGCAGCAGCAGCGGCAGCGGTGGCGACTTGGGCGGCGGTGTAGGCGGTCGTGGCGGTGGCAACCGCTGCTTCCGCGTCCGAGCGTGCCGCGTTGGCGGTGGCCTGGGCGTCGGTGTTGGCGACGGTGGCGGCGTTGACGCTGTCTTGCGCGGTCACGACAGCGGCGTCAGCCTGGACCTGTGCAGCGAGCGCAGCGTTCAGGATCACCAGCGCAGCGGCGACCGGGTCAGCCGGCGGGGTGACAACCGGATTGCCGATCACACCATCGCCCGTCATGTCCACGCCGCCGAGGATCACCGGGGCCGCGGTGGTGAAGCCGGGCAGCAGGGCGACGATGTTGCTCTTGCGGACGAGGATCGGGCGCAGGCTGGTGACGCCGCCGACGGACACGGACTCGTGCTCGTAGACCAGGTCGAACTGGGCGGGGACGCCGCCGAAGTCCTCCGTGCCGAACACGTACTGCGCGCCATCGTTGGCGACGGTGCGGCCCAGCAGGGTGGTCAGCTCGGCCGCAGTCAGCTCGGTGGCCAGGGCGGTGAGCTGCGAGATGCTGCCATCGGTGAAGGTCACCGAGTAGGTGCGGTGCAGGTAGCCGACGCGGTTGCTGTAGTCGTGGCGGGCGATCTTGCGGGCCGCCAGCATCGCCATGATGACCGAGCCAGCCTTGAAGCTGACGCCGCCGATGGTGACGTTCAGGCCGTCGATCAGCGAGCTGAAGCCTTCTTGCTTGACGAGGCGGTCGAGGGCTTCCTCGATCACGCGGCGCTCGCCTTCGGTGAGCACATCAGGCGTTTCTTCCAGCACGGTGACCCGGCCGGCCAGGGTCGTGATCAGGCTGCTCAGCGCGACATCGCCATTGTTTCGGGCGACGGCTTCGGCGCCGATGCTGTTGGCCAGCTTGTTGTCGATCTGGCCGAGCAGGTCGAGCAGCAGCTCGGAGGTGGTCAGATCGGGCAGGTTGACTTCGTAGGACGTGACGTTCGAGGACATGGGTGGTGGCTTTCAGAAGAGTGAGCGACGGGCAGGACCGGCCCGTCAGCGGGCCGGATTGCGCCGGAATTACAGGTAGACGAGGCGGGTGCCGTCGGTCAGTCCAGGGGAGGACGGGTTCGGGACGGCGTCGATTTCGGCCACGAACTGCCCGTTGAACTTGCCGGTGTTTTTCAGGCTGGTGATGAGCGCGTTCGGGTGATGTACGACGATCGTCTCGCCCGGGACCACTGCACCAGCAGCCGAAAGGTTGTGGCTGAAACCAATGCTGATGCCGGTGCCGGCCTTGTAGCGGGCTTCCATCGCAGCGGCCTCGGCGGGGGTCAGCAGCACGGTGATCTTGACCGTCGGATTGGCCTTGTTGATGTCCAGACCGAGACCACCGCACCACGGCGATTTGTCCACGGACTGGCCCCCGGTCAGCTGGTAGGACGACCAAAGGAAAGTGTTACCGCCAGAGATTGACCCGACGCTGTAGGTGACGCCACCAGACGCGGCCAGACTGATGCGCGAGCTGCGCGTCGGCGAACCGGGAACGGGTGTGCGCCAGCCAGCAAACGAATCAGCAGGGATCACTGCAGCGACCGGGGCGGTCTGCTCCATCGCCAAGCCGCCGAAACTGCACTTGCCGACCTGGTTGACTTGCACTGACAGATCCAGCGTGCCCATGCAGCCCTTGCCGGAGTACTTCAGGCCCGCAAGGTAAGACTCGAAGGACAGCGACTTGTTTGCGCCTGGCGCAGGGGCAATGGTGTACTCGACGCGACCCGCAGCCACGGTCTTTGCAAGACCAGCCGAGAGCAAGTAGGCGTCAGTCTGCGGCGCACCGCCAGCAACGCCGCCGCCGATGGCCCCGAACACGACGCTGTGCTTCAAAAAGGATGCACCGGCGATGACGACTTCCGGCGACAGCTTGCCGTCCAGAAACCCAATTTTTTGTTGCTCCTGCTCGTTGTAGCTGTCAAAGCCATCGCTCAGCAGCAGCATCGCATTCGTGGATGCGGGGGTGACGAAGGTGCCGGAGGTCGTCTCGACGACGGCACGGACCAGGACTTGTTCTGCGGAGGCCATGTCGGTCCCTTACTTTTTCGGCGTGATTGCTTGCGCGGGGGATGAAGCGGGCGCAGACGTCTGCGCTGGCGACGGCGGCGGCGGCGGGAAATCGAGGCCGGCTGTGCGGGCTGTAGCGGCATCAGCCGGGTAGAGGGCATTGCCGCGCTCGATCCACTCGCCCGCGCAAGGCGGCGTGGCGGATTGACCTGCGGGAATCTGGATGCAGTGCGGGCGGGGCATGTGGGCTTTCAGCGGAGTTGAATCGGGGTCAGGGTGCCGGGCTCGGTCATGTGCTTGATCCAGATGGACATGGAGATGACGCCGACAGGCACGGACGCGACATGGGTGTCTCGATCGATCAGCAGCGGCGCGACCTGGTCCATGCCAGGGTCACCGTCGGAGCTGGTGTAGCCCTGCGCACCCATGGCGCGCAGACCGTCGGTGTAGGCGTCACCCGCAGCACCCCAGCGCAGCACGCGGAGCACGTCGGTCATCAGTTCGTCAGCGGCGTGCATCGCTGTGCGGTGGACGCCAGCGACGGGGCGGGCGTGCAGCGACAGGCGGATTTCCGTGATCCAGGTGGTAACGCCGAACAGGATTTCGCGCTCGGGCTGGCGAGACGGGCCGAGCTGCACGTCGATGTACCGGGCTGTCAGCTCCGGGGCAGCGGAGGCGCGGCCATAGCCGACCAGGTCGGCGATCGCGGCGCTGATCAGGTGGTCGGCGAGGTGGTCGGCGAGGTGGGTGAACGTGCTCACGCTGCGACCTCCAGCACCAGGGTGATCCGGCCACCGTCGGCGGGGCGCACCTCGACGATGCTGTATGCGCCGATGCCATCGCCTTCGGTGATGACGACCTGGGCACCGATGGCGCGGGTATCACGGGAGAGCAGCGGCAGGGGGTCACCCTGTCGAACTTCGGTGCCCTCAAGCACTCGACCGTCCATGTCGAGCAGCGGCGTGCCCTCGGAATCGGTCAACGGTCCGGTGGAAGCGGTGTAGTCGAGGCCGGGGACGGTGATGATCTTGCCCGCCGCGTCGGTGTAGGCGAGCGGCTGGGCGGGGCCGGTGTGCCACGCATGCGCTGGCGACTGCACGAGCGGGTGACCGCCAAATGCAGAGGGCAGCACACCCGCGTCCACTGACAGAGTGATCAGCGTGCCACCGATGTGACCGCCCCACTCTGTGCCGACCATGTTCGCTTCGCGCCGCCAACAGCCCCGCACCGGGGCACCAGCGACCGTGCCCGCCGCGTTGGCGGTGTGGCGGTCGATGGCGGCGCTGATCCGCTGGCGGAATCGCGCCAGCGGAAGAGCTGCAGCGGTGGCGGTAGCCATTGAGCGAGCAGGCTGAGGTCAGCGGATGACTGCGTCCAGGACGACGTTGACCGCGATCTGGCCCGCAGTCTTCGGGGCGGTCGCCGCACCGATGAGGATGTTCCCCGTCGCGGTGGTGGTCGTGGTCTTGGCGGTGTCGTCCCAGTAGACCTTGGCGCCAGCGGCCACGACATCGGCGGAGACGCAGGGCAGCACGTAGACCCCGTTGCGCTTGACTTCGACCAGCGCACCAGCCAAGGCTGCGCCGGCGGCGATGCCGAAGATGAAGCCGATGCGGAGGCCCGCGCCCGCGGCGACGGCGTAAGGAGCAGTGAGCGACAGGGTGTCGCCGCTCTGGAGGTAGTTGATCATTGGGATGGCTCCGGTAAGCTGTGGTGGTCGTGGGGATCAGGCCGGCTGCATGCGGGCCATGCCGCGCCAGTCAACGGCTGCAGCCGCGAAGTACAACTTGCACTTCAGCTCCACGCCATCGACTTCCCAGCCCTGCTTTTGCGTGATGACCGGACCGTTCTGGCCTTCCAGGTAGCAGTACTCGACCGTGTCCACGCGGGACGAGTCGGCGGCCAGGAACCAGCGGTTCGGGGCACCGTCGAGCAGCGGCTCGACGATCGGCTCCAGCGCGTTGCGGCCACCTGCCGCGAACTCGTTGATGTCGCCTTGCTTGGTCGGGACGTAGTTGCTGCTGGTCAGCATGTTCGCGGCCGTCTCCAGGTCGCTCGGCACAAGCAGGTACTTCGGCGAGATGTTCAGCGGGCGGGCGGCTTCTTTTTCGCTCTTGTTTTTCACGCCGGTCTGCTTGCGCAGCAGCATGCGGGCAGCGCGCAGGGCCTCGATATCGAGCGCAGCGGCGGTGCCGATGTTTGCGTGATCGGCATGGAACATCGCAGCGCCTTGCACCGGGACATTGCCGGTCAGCAGGGCATAGACCAGCTCGTTTTCGTAGTCGCCCGCAGCGGCACCAAAGGCGGTGACCATGCGGTCGTACGAACGCAAGTCGTCGTTGATCAGCATCTCGTCCGTGAAAGCGATGATGCGGCCGGCCTTGCCCATGCGGTAGCTGTTGCCAGCGTCCGAAAAGGCACCGTAGGTGTACTCGCCGGACTCGCCGATCTTGCGCAGGCCGGGGGCATCGCTGATCTGTACGATGTTGATGTCCTTCAGGTCCGGAGCGGCCGCGGCCTGGCGTGCCCAGAGCTTGTAGGTGGCGCCGATGCGCTCATACGCCTCGCGCATGCGCTTGTTGGCGACGTTGGCCAGGACCGCGCCGAAGTCGGTGCTGCCCATGTAGCCGGGGGCGCTGCGGGTCTGGAGCGCATAGCCTGCCACCGTCATGCGGTCCATGCCGCGGGTCTTGACGCCGCCAGCATCGAGCAGCTCGCGGCCCATGTCCATGAGCGACAGGCCGCGGTGCTGGCGTCCGTTGTCGGTGAGCTTGGCGCGGGGGTCGAGACGGTGGACCAGGGCTTCTTCCAGGCCGAGCTGTCGGGTGGCGCCTTCGTCTCGGGTGGTCGTGACGTTGATGTGACCACCTGCAGCGACGTCCTTGTTCGCCATCGCGCGCAGTAGCTTGAGGCCGGACGCCTCGACGGTCAGGCCCTGGCCGATCATGTCGGCGGCTTGCTCGGGCACGCCAGCGTCACGGCACAGGGTGATGATTTCGGACGCCCGGGTGCGCTCGGCTGCGAGCAGCTCGTCTTGGGTCTGGGGGGCGGTGGTGGTGCCGCCGGCGTTGGATTGGGGCATGGGTTGCTCCGAGAGGTTGCGGCCAGCGGTGGCCGAGCGGGTGATGATCTGGACGGGGTATTCGGTGCGCGGGTCGGCGCTGCGGGTGGCGCTGCCTGTGTCGAACGGGACGTTCACGAAGCTGATTTCGTGCGGCGTCCAGCGGGTGGCGCGGACAAGCTTCATGGGGCGGCCATCGGTACGGTCAGCAGCCTCGATCACTTCGTATCGCTGCACCGTGTAGCCGACGCTCACGGAGCGGATCACACCCGCTTTGATGTCAGCGATGCGACCGGCTTTTTCGGGGTCCACGGACAGCTTGACGCGGGCGTGGCCCTGACCGTCGGCGATCCAGCCCTGGACCGCACGGCCGAGGACGGTGCTCAGGCTGTACGTGGAGTGGCTGTCGAGTGCCTGGACAGTGCCAGCCTCGAACCGGGTCATGTCCACGGATTCGGGGGTGACCTGCAGCTCCTCTTCGTACTGCTCGTCTTTCCACCAGTCGTAGCGGATGCCGCGGGCGCCAGTGGTCCACACCAGTTCGATCGTCCCTTCGGCCTCGTCGTATGACGACGGGACGATCGACGCCTCGCGAGTCTGCATCGGCAGGGACTGCGGCGGGGAGGTGGTGGAGGCGTGGGTGGAAGGCATGCGCCGGATCATTTGCCGGCGGGGTGTCACATGGCACGGGGGGGGATGTGACAGGTGCGGCGGTCGTGGGTGCGGGTGTGAAAAAGCCCGCTGGGGGCGGGCTTTTGGTGATTGTGGTGAGGTCAATACTCACCGGCAGGGGATCAAGCGAATCCAAAAGCGCCGTTGACTGTCGCGGCCACAGAACCATTTGCACGGTTCGACAAAACGCCCGAAACATACGGTGCTGCGCAATCAAAAATCATCGACTGCCCAGCCTTAACTCCGGTAACTTGCCTGATATAAATACTGCCAGCACTTAGCGGTGAGCGCCACACCGCCGCTCCACTAAAGGCATACCCAGTCGCGCCGCCCCCAACTGTTGCTCCCGCGAAAAACATTCGGGCAGTTGTAGCCGCGCGACCAGAGCCTATCGCAACATCTCCACCAATTGGTATTCCGTCAATGTGGCATGTCATGCTATCGAGCAAAGCGTTGTACCGGACAGTAATTTCATGCATGCTGGTGTCAATTGTTGGGTTGACAGTCGATAAGGTCACAGTTGTTGCATCCGCGGCTAGCTCATAAACACTTGACGGATTTCGGACGCGAACCGTTTTCGACGGGTCAGTGTAAGCGTAGACGCCCAAAAAAGCCTTTCCTGCAGATGCACTTGCGGGTGCGCGGATGTTTGCGGATATGCACCACGAGGATATTGGGTACTGCGCCAGCACCTCGATCTGCGGACCATCAAAAGTATTTCCGGCCTGTACCGCAATAGCGCCTACACCCGGGTGAGGAATACGCAGCGCGCCCGGGCAGGTAAACCAGGACGGCTCGATCGCGTAGTAATAGTGCAGGTGTCCCACATCGCCAACGTGCGCCCCGTCGATAGTAGCAGCCGCCGCAACAAAACCACCGGACCCATCATCCATCGTGGAAGTAAAATCAGCAACTGGATAACCGAATTCGCAAAGAGATATGCTGACACTCTTCGCTGCGGCGTAAGCATCTCCGTTGCCATGGTTCCGCGGCGTCACTGTGCTCAGGATAACTTTCGCACCGATGCTCTCGCACATCCGCACTAGCGTAGAAATATTTCGCAGGTATGTCACTGCCGCGGCGTTGCACTGTGCTTTGCTGCCGAGAGAGTTCGGCTCGTTAAACAGGCCCGTGGACAGGAAAACATACTCAGGACGATGCGGTACCACGTCAGTCACAAAACGCGCAATACTCGCCGCAGTGTCACTACCACCTACGCTACGGTTGATGACCGAGAATCCCAGCGGGGATAGCGTTGATGTGAGCAAGCCTGCCCACGATGTCGGTGGCGACGCCCAGGCTGGCCCGGCCGGATCCACCCCCGTGATACTGCCAGCGCCCCATCCCGCTGCGTTGCTTGAACCCAAAATGACAATGACGCCAGGTTTAGCCCCTGACACCGAGGATTGAATTTCCGCAAGCGTCTCCATCTGCAGAATCGCGCGCCCGGCTGCGCCGGCATTGCCGATCTGCGCGACAGGCAAGGTCGTCCCGGCTGGCAAGGCGCCTGGCTGCAGCGCGGTGTCGGCTTTGCCCCCCTGCGCTGCGGACGCGAAGAGTCCGGCCAGCGCTGCACCGAGCTGCGCTACCGTGATGACGCCGACCAGGCTACACACCGACTGCACCGCGCTGGCGGGGTAGCTGAGCTGCGTCCACCCGCCGATCACGGCCGGGCTGCCGGTGATGATGAACACGGTGCCCGTGTCACTGCGCGAACACCAGTCCCCAGCCTGGCCAACTAGGGCGAGCATGGCCGCCTGCGTGGCGACAACGCCAAGGTACTGCTGGATCGCAATGTCCGGCACCTGTGCGGGGTCCAGCTTGCCGCCGATCAAGTCGGCCTTGGCTGCCAGCGCGGCTGGCTGCACGGCGCTGTCAGCCTTAGCCCCTTGTGCCGCAGACGCGGCGCCGACATCAGCGGCGGTGTGGGTGTGGACTGCCGCAGCCGCGCCAATCGACACCGGGGTGTGCGTGTGCGCAGCAGGGGCAGCGCCGACATCGGTCGCGGTGTGCGTGTGCGCGGCAGGGGCAGCGCCGACATCGGTCGCGGTGTGCGTGTGCGCGGCAGGGGCAGCGCCGACATCGGTCGCGGTGTGCGTGTGCGCGGCAGGGGCAGCGCCGACATCGGTCGCGGTGTGCGTGTGCGCGG